TTATGCGTATTCTACGATGTCAGAAGCAATACCAAATTGTACTGCAGAAGTAAATCTCATTACCATTCTAACATTGTTTGAAGCATCTAAGTCAGCCATATCTAAAACTTTCACTACGTTAGTGTCGTTTAAGATTCCTGTTCCAAAGTATAAGTTACTTCTTTGTGCTGCATACATTACATCACTACTCATTCCTGGACAAACAAAGATTTTAACACCATTTACACTTAGTGAACCATTGTTCCACCATTGTGTACCTTGTGCGTTTACACCATTTGCTCCTAATCCGTTAGCTGCAAATCCTCCTAATGCTTGAACATAAGCCTTAGCTATTGCAGAAGGAATATAAATGAATAAATCTTCTTTTCCGTATAGTGAAGATGGTATAGCATCTACAACTTTAGATAATTCATCAATTACGTTTGCTGCTGTTATTGCTGCTTTTGCAATTTGTTGTCCTGCTGGAATATCTCCTGCTGCTGCTGAAGCTGCGATTAGTTTTTCAAATCCATCAAATGAATTGTTTGCTCCTGCTGCTGTATCTCCTTGCCAAATACATAATTCTGTATTTTGTGCTACTTCTGCTGCTACGTGAGCAATCATAAAGTCAGAGAATTTTGGTGGTAAAGATTGATTTAATCCAAAGCCCATTTGTTGTGCTTCCCAATCGTTTACAAAGTCATACTTACATAATTGTAGGTTTACTTGTAATTCAACTGGTTGGATAATTCTTTCAGTAAGTGTTACAGTTGATGTAGGGTTAAAATCACATCCAGCTGCAGCCACTAAAGAACCTGTTGCTAATTTTTTAATTACTTCTTTGTAAGCAATATTTGCTTTTACTGTTAATCCTCCGTCATCAATTGTAGATGCTGAAAGAAGAGCTGCCGCAATATATTCTCCCGCAAACTCACCCGCGTAAGTACTAGTGATATTTACAGTAGTTGCTAAATTTACATTTTTTAGATTACTCATTTTTTTTATTATTTATTTAATTTATTTAATACTCTATCTAGTGTCGTGTTAAATTTACCTTTTGCAAATTCAACTTTCTTTTTATTTAAGGTTTCAGCTTCAGGATTATGTTTAATTGGCTTTACAGCCGCCTCTGATAATTCTTCTTTTATTTCCTCAGTTGTTTCTTCAGATAAATCTTCTTTTATTTCTGATGATTCAACTTTATCTTTTTTAAGATCAGCAATAGCATCTTCTAGGTTTTGAATTCTTTTTTCCATTCCTTTCCAATCCCCTACATCTGCCATTTCTTTTTCTTCGTCTTCTTTATATTCATCTTCGTTTAAATCTTCTGTAATTTCTTTCCCTGCTTCTTCTTTTTCAGGAACATCATCACTAACTTTTCTAACGTCTGATATTATGCCCTCTTCTTCAACTACTAATAATCTTGAATCTTCAAGAATATATTCTCCGACAGGCATTGCTACTTTCTCATCGTCCGTAACAATAAAGACTTCTTTTCCTTTTTCTAAGGACTCAGCACTTATTATAGTGCCATTTTCTAGCTTCATCTCTTCAAGTTTTACCTCAATATTTAAAAGCGTTTTAATTTGATTTAACATTTCAGTTGATTTCATATTATTTATATAACGATTATTAATTTAAATTTTGCGTTTTCAAGATATACGAGTTATAACTCCTATCCCCTGTGCGTGTATTGAACCATCACAGCAGCTAATTGAATACGTATTAGAGTCCCAGCATAAACATGCTCTTGAGTTTCCTTTTGGGCTTGTTCTACTAGGTATAAATGTTTTCTGATTTATTCTTTTTTTCATTATTCAGAAATTAATATATTTTTTATTTCTTCAAGAATTTTATCATCTTCTGACATATCTTCTTTAATTGATTCTTTAGGTCTTTCCATTTTATCAGCAAAATATCCTTCAATACTAAAACCTTTAACTTTATCTGTTTTAACATACTCTTGCCATATTTCATCATTGTTTACTTTTACAGCCCCCATCCATGTGCCAACAGGAACATTTAATCCGTATTTTCGAGATTTGTCGTGTACCTCGTCTTCTACTATCCAACTTTCAACAAGTGTTAATCCATTCAAAGCCTCTTTATGCTCAAGGGTTGAGTTATTTTGATAGCCATTTTTTAAATACATCTGAGATGCTTTCATAATAGTATCACGTGAAAAGAAAATATAATAATCTCCTTCAGCCCCGTTTCTATATATAGGTTTATTAGGTATCAATAAAGCACCTAATAATATTTTTTTATCTTTATCTACTTCTGCTAATTTAATTTCTTGTGAATTCAAAGCAACAAAATCAGATTCAATAGCCGGATTTTCTACAATTGATATTGCATCAATTCCGCTTTCTTCTTGTTCTTCGTCTAAAATAAGTTCGATTATTTTCATAATTATATAACGATTTTAAAATTTAATTTTGTATTTATCCTATTGTAGCACCCTCAATAGTGTTTCTTTCTAATGCTTGTGCTGATGTAACTTCACTAGCCACTACAAATGCCTGCACAGGTTGTTGTTGTTGATCCCCTATAACATCTGCTAGCTGGTTTGTTTCACTAGCTCCCACAATATTAAAAGATGGAGGTGTTGGTGGTGCTGGTGCTTGTGCAGATCCTCCAGCGACCGAGGGAGCTGCTTTCCCGCCAAGCGTTGGCACTTTTGTTGCTGTTATAGCTTTTACTTGAGCCATACCAGAAACTATAGCCGCTCCAGCTGCTGCTGCTCCTAATGCAGGACCTATAATCGGAATTGGCGCTAAAGACGCATACGAACTTTGAGCAGATTGAAATGTGCTTATAGTTGCCGCCGCTATTGCTGCCGCTTTACCAGCTGCTGTTTCTTCACCTAAAATTGTAGCAAGATTATTAAACCCATCAGAAATAATTTTCATTTTTTCCCCCTCTGTTAATTCTTCCCAATTAATAGCATTGTCTGATGCTTCTTTTCCGAAGTTATCTAAAGCATTTACTTTAGCTTTTTCTAAAGCAACCACTGATAAACCTTGAGCTTTAGCTAATCCTATTAACTTATCATAATGTTCAGTTATTTTAATTATTTCAAGTTCTCTTTGTTCGTCTTCTGTAATTGCTACAGCGTCACGTATTTGATTTTTTAAATCTTGTAATTCGGTTGCTTTTTGTAATTCGAACTCTTGTTCTTTATCTTTAATTGCTAAATCTCTTGCAGCTTTTAATTCGTCGGTTACTAAATTATTAGCTTCTGCTTGTTCTATTAGTTTTTGAAAATGCTCGTTTATTTTGTTCAACTCAAGCTGTCTTAGTTCCTCGTCGCCTCTTGCTGTGGCTTCTCTTATTGTTTTCTTTAAATCCTCAACACTTTTTAACGCTGCTTTTTCTTCATTTGTAGCCGTTGTTATTTGCGTTTGTAATAATCTTTGACTTCTTAATTTTTTGGTATCTAAATTTATTAATTCCGCTTGTAACTTTGCTAATTTATCTTTTTCTTCAATTGTAGTCAAACTAATTGACTGCTCTAATATCATTGCATCAACTAAAAGTTGTTTGGCATTAATTTGTTTTTGAGTTATTTCCTCTTCTATTTGCTGAGCTTTTTTAAGTAATTCAATTCTTTGTGATGTTGTATATTCATCTCTTTTTTCCGCTTCAAGTCTAATATCATTTATTTCTCTATTAGCTTTTGCCCTTTCAATTATTAAATCTCTTTCAATATGATGCGCTTTTTGTCTAGCTTTTGTGACTTTGTTCATTACATCAATTTCTTTGCCTGTTTCTGTAATTAAATCACTCGTTGCTTTAGCAAGATCTTTTGTGCCTTTTATAACTGCGTCAGTTGTTATTTTTACAACATTAAAATTGTTATTTAAAGTTTTTAATCCTTGCCCCGCATCTTTCATTGCTCCTGAAAAATCACCGCTAAAAGCTTTTTTAATTGCGCCTCCTAATAACCCAAGCCCGTCTAATAAAGCACTAATTTTATCAGTAACCATTATTTTAATTTTGTTGCCAAAATCTGATAATGCTTTTCCCGGATTTGTAAATACATCAACAATAGCCATACCTAAATCAGCAAGTAAGTCTAATACTTGATTTACAACAGCCCCTATCATTGCCATTCCCCTAGCCCATTTTTCTTGTCCTTCTTCGCTCCTTGTAAATGCGCCAGTAATCGATGTAATTAAAACAACTAAGGCCCCTAAGCCAGTTGCCATCCAGGCAATTTTCATTAGCTTAAAACCTTTTGTAGCGCCTGTTATAGATTTTGTAAACCCTTGCATACTTGAAATAGCACCTCCTGTTTGTTTATCTACAAACCCCAATACGCCAGCAAAGTCAGCCTGATTTTTTTCGGCTTCCTTTAATACTTTATTTGCTTTAGCTTGCTCTTGTCTTGTTTCTTGTACTCTAAGCTTTGTACGCTTTTGCAAAGTTGCAGCCTCCTTTAATTTTTCATTATACTGCTTTATTCGATTTCTATCTTTTGGATCTGCTTTTGCTCTTTTATCTTCAATTGTTTCAATCTCGCGTTGAATATCTTTTAATAAATCTTCTTGTTGTTGAAGTGACATATTAATGTCATCAACATTTTTTTTAGCCTCCTTGACCGATATTTTAACCGTGTAAGTATTAGTTATTGACATTTTATATTTGTTTTAATTTGTTCAATAGCTTGTTTAAATGTTTTTGGTAATGCATATTTACCTTGTGCTATTTTAATATTTTCTGTTTCGCCTTTTACAATTGCAAGCAATTCTAATATATTTTTAATCATAATTTTATTTTAGGGGCATCCACAAGTTAATGAGGTTATTATCCCAGATGAATTTAATACCATAATCATAAAACAACCATTTTCACAATAAGTATCATTGGTTGATGAACCTGATTGAGTATATGTTCCTGAACTTGCTGTGCTAGTTAATGTTGCATTATTATACATTGTATCTCCGATTGATAAACTTGCTGCAACGCCTACTGAATAATTATAATATAAAGTTCCACCACCTGTTCCTTGATATGTAATATTTTCTAAAGACCTATAATAAGGTGTTCCAACATTCAATAATTCTAATTGACTTTTACCATTTGTTAGGTTTGTAGTGATTGAATTTATTTGATAGTTCTGTTGTCTGATTTGTATTAAGTTATTAAGTTGTAAATTATGAAATATCTTTTGTGGCAAAACTGCATTTACTTTTAAAAGCCTTCTATTTCTGTCAAATACATTATCTATATATGTACTATAATTATTTAAAAATAATGTTCTTGAGAAACTTTCTCCTACATACTCATTTATAGAATCTGTAAAATTTATATTAGTTTGATTACTTAAAGATATATCTAAACTATTTGAAGGTATTATATAATCATTTGTTGCTGTAATAGATGAACTACCATTTTGAAAAGCTATATTAGTTCCGTTCACTATTCTAATAGCATAAAAAACTAAAGGCAAACCATAATAGGGTTCTTGATTATCATCAACAAAATATCCGTATTGGACAGTTTTTAAAGTAGTTGTAGCTGTATCTACTAACCTTTCATACATTAAATGTTCAAAAGGTATTTCAACTTTGTATGTGTTATTAGGAGCATCAAATGTAGCATTACTTAATGTGTATTTTAAAGTTCCCCAACCAATGTTATTTAATTGATTGAATTGTTTTGCTAAAAAAGTGCCTAAGCCTTTATAACTATATTGTATTTCTTTAAAAGGTAAAGCAACATCTGTACTTGATTTTGTTACATCTAAATATTCATCTATTACAATAGGTTCTGATGAACCTGAAGCATAATAGCTATCTAAAGTC